TTACTTTTAACAAATCTTTCACCTTGAAATTCTTCAGAAGGAGTAGGTTTAATTTTAGTTTCATTAGCTGCTGCACCTACACTTCCAGTTGTAGGTCTTTCATTAGGATTAATAAATTTACCATCTTCATATATTTGTTGTGTAATTTGTTTTGGTGGTGCGTGAAAAGCTTCATCTGATTTAATAATTTTTTGATGTGTTGCTGCACTTACATTACCTTTAGCCATTTTATTAATTACATATGGTAATCCATAACCACCAGCTACAGTCCAAGGAATATAACTATCATCTCTAACAGGATCTATATTTTGTTTTGCTATTTCTTCAGCAGCAAATGCTGTACCAAATAACTTTGCACTTTGCCCTGCTTTAGTAAATAATAATAAAGATGATGGATCTAAAAAAGCTCCTGTAACTCTACCAAGATGATACCAAGGACTAGCATANTTTGTTTCAGCTTGTTGATCTAANTTACTTATAATAGATGTAGTTTCAGCTGCACTTTTACTAAACATAAAATGATCATANAAATCATTATAAGGTTGTATTTGTGGATCTTNTTTTGGATTATAATTTTCATCAGCAGGAAAATCTTGATTATTTGTTAAATATTCAATTGCCATATAAGGCAAGTTTTCATCTTTAAAACCTGTACCAAAATCAGATATATTATATTCTACTGGTTTAGTTTCTTTTTCAAATGTTTTTTGAGCATCTTCTGGAGTAAACGGATAAGAAATCATTATCTTACTTTACCTAGTTTGCCACCATAACTATTAATACCTAAATCATATCCTTCTAATATCATAGCATCTAAGTACAATTGATTTTCTGGTGGATAGTAATTATTAAATGCTTCTGATCCCATTTCATGTTCAATCATAAATTTAATTAATTTACTTACTTGTGTAGAATCAAAAAAATTAATAGTTGTATCTCTAGAAAACTCAGTTTTTTCTTCTAAAGCTTGTAAATATATATTTGTATCTTCTGCATATGTAGAAAGTATTTCTCCAATTGTAGGTTCATCACCATATCTTTTAGTAGTATTATTATTAATTAATGTAGAATTATTAATCATTACTCTCATACCAGCTCTTATAGAATCTATAGGACTTGCAAATACTGCTGCTTGATTACCTGTATCTACATCAGTCATTTCACCAACCCAAGCTGAATCAGTTTTCATAACTGCCATATAATTATTAGTTCTAAATGTTAATGGTAAAGATTTATCTTGATAGTTATCATAAACATGTTGTCTAAATTTAAGACTCATATTTTGTTCTGTATAATTCATTTTATGTGGAGGCATAACAGATTCTATTAATTTATCTTTTGGAATGATTTTACTATTAGCATCTATTCTAGCATCATAAGATAGTGTGTCATTAATAGTATTATTAATTTTAGCACCTTCTGCATAATATGGTTTTAAATCTACATCTATACCTAATGTTTTAAATATAAATGCAAATGGTTTTACTTCAGCAGGTACATCATTTAATAATGGTACATCTGGATAAAACTTATAATCACTTGCCTCAATACCCATTTTAATAGTTTTATAAATTACATTTTTAGAAAAACCTTGCCAACCATCATTGCCATCTAGTAAATGACCAAATGTTTTTTCAAACTCATTATATTTTTCTTCTGTTAAAGTATTAATTAAATCTTTTCTTGATGCAGACTTACCAGTTAATTCTTGCATTCCACCAAATCCTGTAGGATCAAAAAATTTATTTCCCTCTGTTAAATTAATTGTGTAACCATTATGATTAATTTTTAAATGATAATTAGGTTTACCAAACTTATTCATTGTACCTGTAGGTTCAATCATAGTATTTTCAAAACCATTATCTATTTCTGTTTTAATAATATCACTAATACTATTAGGAACACTTTTTCTACCAATAACCATATCTGTTAATGGTATTCCAAATCCTTCATCTTTAACTCCAAATCTTTCTCTTTTTTCTATTTCACTTAATGAACTTTCTAATTCATTACCAATAGCTATAATGCTATTTTCAAATCCTTGTCCCATAAATCCTATTTCTTTTTCATAAGGATGTTTTTTTATTTCTATTTGATTATTACCTGTAAAATTAGTTGCACCATAACCTTCTTTATTCATTGCATCTAATGCAGACATTGCTGCATTTCTAAACATTTGTTTTCCAGAACTAGAAGTAATATCAAATTCTTTACTACCATTCATGTGGTTTAAATTAGTAATAGTATGCTCTAACCATTTAGCTTTAACTGGTTCTGTTAATAATGTACCAGCAGTAGTAATTCCAAATGTTGTTGACTTAGCATTAAATATATCTGCATATGGATTTTTTCCATCACTAAAAAATTTAACTAACCAATTTGTATCTGTATTTACATCTAATTCTTTTATTAAATCTTTATAAATATTTACTGTATCTTTTGCATTAACACCTAAATGTTCTGCAAGTTTAATTTTATTAGCTTTAGCTTTTGGTATGTCTGCACCAATACTATTTAATTTAGAAGCTAATGTAGCATCATCTTGCATAGATAAAGCTCCTATTAAATTACCTTCTTCATATATAAATTCATTATCAATAACTAATCCAGGATATTTTGCTTTTGTAAAATTATATAAAGATAAGTTATTTTTATATTCTTCAATCATACCAGCATTATTATAATCTACATTTATTTTAGTATTTAACTTTTTAATAACAGCAGTTGGAGTAATATTATATTTAGACAACACTTCCATAGCTACTGCTAAATTACGATTTGATACATCAGTAATATTTTCGTTATTAATACCATATCTAGATAATAAAGCTGATGTAACTAATTCTTTTTGTGTTTCATCTATAAAACCTTTTTGTGTTCCACCAATCATATCACTAGCTATTTTTTGAGCTTTAATATTATCTTGTGTAATTTTTACAACTTTATTAAATTGTGTTTTACTTACTCCATCTAATGTGTTTATTACATATTCAGTTGAATTTGAGTTTGCTCCATCTTGAAAATTACTAATGTGTAAAGGTTGTCCAGGTTCTTGTAATCCTTCTAAATCATATGTTTGTTTAGAAGCCATCATAGATTTAATTTTATCACCATTATAGTTTTCGTATAAATCCATAGCACTCTTAACTATAGCTTTTCTATTAAACTCATTACCTATATAATTTTCATATTTTTGAAATATAGGATTTTTAACATCTTGTATGTTTTCTAAATCATCTGTAGTAAGTTTTAATTGATCATTACCTTGTGCATAACTAGTAATATATTTTAAAGCATTTGCTTTACCTAATTTTTTCATACTACTAACAATTCTTAATACTTCTGTATTTTTAAGATCAGTTTCTAAATCTTTTCTTAAATTATTACCAGAGTATCTCATAGTAGATACTAATGATGTTTCTGCACTACCATATATTTCATTAAGATTTTTAAATGTAGTATTAGCAGTATAGCTATTAATATTAGTTATTGGTGCATTTGTATCAACTATGTTTGATAATTGCATAGACATAATATCTTCATTATCTGTTCTACTAGATTGAAAACCATCAAGAGCTTTTTCATCATTCATAGCTTGATAATTTTTAGTAGCAAAACCTAAATTAGCTAAATTTTTTTGTGCTAATATATTAGATACATAATTTTTATATACAGTAGGTGTAGATTCTATTAAATTTTTAGAATAACTATCTACTGCATTTTTCATTCCATCTGGATCAAATTTAAATTTTTCTTGTAATTGTATATAATGATCTCTACTTTTTTCATTAAAACTAACTTTAAAATCTGTTGCTGCATCTGCTTCTGCAATTTTTCTAAATGAATCTATAGCTTCTGATATAGGTTTAGATATTTGTGCTGCTATAGTTGTTGTAGGAAATTTTGGAATACCAATATTATCAGCTACACTTGATTTTAAACCAACTTGTTTTTTTGCTTGTTTTAATGCCATAATTACTCCGTTTGTCCTGGATCAAGAGGATCATAATAATTATCATATTGTCCTCTTGCTTTGTATGATTTTGCATAAGATCCTGTTTTAAATGCTGATGCAGCTATATTTGCATAAGCTCCAAACTCTTGAGCTTTACCCATAACTTTAGTTGTATAAATTTGTGTTTCTATTTTAGACTCACCACGCAATGTATTAATTTTAATATTGCTTACATCTTTTGCTGCAATTCTATCTATCTCAGTTTGAGTAGATAAAAAATGTCTACTTGTATCACTGTAACCAGAACCTGCTACAATAGCTAAGTTTTGTTTTCTTTTTCTTCTAGCTTCTTCTAATACATCATTAGAATCTTGTAATCCTTTTAACTGATTGTATTTTTTTTCAGTTTCATATTCTCTTATAATAGCTTTGTTAGTTGCTTTTTGAGCTTGTATTTGTGAATAACTTCCGACTGCTTGTACAACAGTACTAGCAATAGCTAATGTTACAGGATCAGCACTCATGCAAAAACTACCTCCACACTCATTCCTAATATTTTAATTGGTAACGGATCATCTTGAGATAATGTTACTGTTGGACTTTTGCTATAACCTAAAAAGAAAAATTCTTTTTTTTCTGTTACAGGTGTTAAGTCAGAACCACCAGTGAAGTTAACTTGTTGGACTACTAAAGATTTAGAGGTTGTGTCTGCAGCTTTGACAGTCAAATCTAAAGCAGAATTAATATCAATGATGGCTCTTGAGATTCTTCTTGGTAAACCAGTTAATGGTCCTTCTGGTAATTCTTTATCTATTGGCATAGTTTCAATAATAGGTGTATAATTAAATCCAATTTTTACTCCAGTTGCTCTTGGCGAATTTAATGTAATAGTATCTGTAGCAGTAACAGTAAACGCACCTAATGAACTATTACCTTCTACTGCATTAACAGATTCATTTGTATAAATACCATTTACAGAATGAAAATATCCTTTAACAATTGTAACAACAGCATTATCTGCTGGAGTTGCTGCTAAGTTTTGATCTAAGTTAAGATCATAAGATCCACCACCATTATTTGTAACAGCTTGAATAGTATATTCAGTAGAGTTTCCTGCAATAGTAAATGTTTCATTAATTTGTGGATCAGAAGTAAATCCATCTATTTTTACTACAGCTCCTGTTTGGCTGCCACCTTGTACTAATGGTGTACCCCTTTGACTTACTGTTGATGTTGTTTGCATATCTAATGTAATACTATCATCATCTCCAAATTTTTCTAGTGTATATACTGTAGATCCATTTAATTGTCTTTTAACAATACATACTAAAAATTCATTTAATGTAATTACAGATTGATATAAATCATTTTCTTTAGTTGTCCAAAGTCCCCATCCTGCTATTTTTTCATCTCTAACAGAATGAAATATAGCCATACTTCCTGGAAGTGTACTTCCGTTATTTAAAAAAAACGCATACTGTTCTGGTCTAGTAAAGTTACCTTTTATAATAGCTACTTGTTTTGGATTATCTATTAAATGTTCTGCAAGTATTGATACCGAAGTTGATTTATATCCATCTTCAATATCTGAATAAACAAATTCTCTTACAGCTTTACCATTTTTTTGAACAAAACCTGCTGCTTGATCAAACATAACAGGAGCTGTTCTGCTAATACCATAAGGTGTTTGTCTTAATACTGATACATTTCCAGGAGTAATAGTATTATCATTTGCTCTTGGAATATAATATTCACCACCATCTGTAAATACTTGTAAGTCTTTTCCAGACAACATATGTCTAACTTCATTAACTTCTGAACCTGCAATATCTAAATCAATAGCTTCATCTGCTTCACCTGTTCCTACACTAAAATTAAAATACTCAGATATTCTAGAAGCTAATATACCAGCAGGTCTAGATTTTAAACCACCTAACCATAGTCTGTTATTATGAAAAGTTACTGCTTGTGGAAATCCTCTTTTAGTAGATATAGATTGTTCTGCCCAATCAAAGTGTGGACCAGCACTACCCATGTCTTCAATAATAGTAATAGTAACTTGTGTAGCAGAAGTGAAACCAGTTATCTTACCTTGTTTTTTATTTATTTCTATATAGTCCCCAACTTGATTGCTTGTAAAAGCATCAGCACTTGCAGTTACAGTTCTACCTGTTCCTGTTGCATGAGAAGATAAACTTACACTAATAGAACTAGAAGCATATTTATAAAATGGTCTAGTTGTTTTATTAACACCACTTACAGTTACTGAATCATCATCATCAAATGCAAATACTGATACTGTAAACGAAGTTGCAGATTCTCTAAACAATCTTCTTGTTTCATTATCTCTATGTGTAATAAAAATAGTATCGCCAAATTGAGCAAAGTTTAATTCAAATAGTTGAGCTGTAGTCCAATTGCAATTAGTTGTATAGTTAGATACTATTGCACTACCATTAATATTATAAACATCCATTCTTTGATTAGATAAAACAATAATAGCTATTTCATCATCAGAAAATACAAATGGAATTAATCTAGACTCAGCAGGTAATGTTGCTAAATATGTAGTTCCTGGTCTTCTCATAAGACCACCTTCTGCTAATAATGCAAAGTTTCTACATTGCTTAGCTCCATTTGAATAAGCAGGTGTATCTATTCTAGTAGCTAATAATGGATTAAGCTCTCCAGAAGAAAAATTGGTTAATACAGTTTTTAATGTTCTTGCCATTATACATCAGTTCTCGTAGAGTTTCTTAAATTAATAAATCTAGAAGTATCTAGTTTTCTAGTAGTTACTTCTGCTGTATCTATATTTTTAGATATTAAAAATTGTCTATCAGACATTTGTTTAAATTGATTAATCATACCTGCATCTCTAGCAACTGAACCTGCAAATAAAGAAGCAAGTTCATATTCTAAAGCTAATCTAAAATGAGCTGGAAAATAATCTTCTTCTACTCTGTAAATATAATCCAATACTAAATTATGATTTGCACCATAAGTATTAACATAAATCATATTCTTATATCTTGTATAAGGAATAATATAATCGTTAACTGTTAATGTATTAATTTGTAATACTCCAGGATCAGCAGGTAACTGATAAGCATATTCATATCTTCCTACTGGAGCTGTAGATAATAGTGATAATTCTTTTTGATTAGTTGCAAACTTCCATCTATGTCTAGTTAGACAAGCTTGTACAATGTCTTCATAAACATTAGAAGCAACTAAAGCTTCTGTAGATCCATCCTCAAAAGAAGATATAGGTTGTGCGCCTATCATTACTAAAGCTCTTGCACATATATCTACTTTTGATGTCGCCATATTTTATAAAATTAAATTAATTGAGGGCGAAATTAATCGCCCCCAAAATATCTTTAAACGATTATGATCCGTTTACGACAGTTACTGTAGCAGCACCTGTTGCAGAAGACACTACAAGAATGTCAACTGTTTGAGTACCACCATTTGAACCAACGCAAAGAATAATATCATTTTCTTTTAAGTTCTCAGTTGCTGAGTTGAAGTAACCAGAAGCAGCTATTGTAGCAATAGCATCTCCGTCTGTATAAAAGAATACAGAGTTACCACCAGCTTCAGCAATCTTTTTGATTGGGTTTGCAGTTTCGTAAGCCATATATTCTCCTTATTCAGCACATTTCTGAACTCTAATACCATTGTCATCAATCAATGTACCACCTATGCTTAGCATAGAAGTAATTAAATGAGAAACTTTTTCTGGTATGTAGTTCACTTCGGTTTTAACATCAGAACCAATTCCTAGTCCTAAAGATGATTTGTGGAAAGCCACAGTATGTCTATCAGTAGAACCAGAAGTTTCTAGTCCACTGTGTACAAACCATAAGAATCCTAACCATCTCTTAGCAGTCATGCCACCAGCATATGGAAGCTCACCTTCGCCTACATATTCTGTTCTAGAGAATTGATCTAAAGATAATAGGTCAGACCATTGTTTTGGACCAATTACCCAGTATCTTTGATTATCATCTGGTACGTCATTAGTATTGAAAAGTTCCATCATAGCTTGAGCTTTTCCTAAGTTCATTCCAGTACCTGTTCCAGATGAGTTATTAGCAAGAGTTGTTGCACCATCCATGATACCTGTAAGTACGCTATCAGTTTTTCTACCTAAAGCATACGCAGCAGATTGTGCTACTACTTGTCTTTCGTCAATGTTTACCTTTAACTCGTCTAGCTTGTCAACGTAATCAGCTGCATAGTAATCAGTTAAAGTTGCTGACACATTGCTGTGTGAAAGATCCATTGCTACTACTTCAGCATGTCTTGCTTTAGTATTAGCAGACCTTTTGCAACTTTCTGAAACTTAACAGTGTTACCGTTAACGCCATTCACAGTTCTTACAAGATTCTTTAACTTAGAACCCATTCTTTGGTAAGCCATGTGAACTTCTGCTTCAAACTGAGTAATAAAGGCATTCGTTATTGATGTTGCCATTTTATTGTCCTTTGTTTGTTGTTAAGTTACGTTTATTATCCGATTATCTTACAAATGCAGGTTTGTTATCTAATTAAAGGCAAACATTAAACATTTTTAAGGTCTTGATATAGAAATAGATTTGTTTAAATATTTAAACAACGCACAATTACATCCATACTTTAGGAATAGTAATTACTTCTCCAAATTCTAAATTACCTTTTTTATCGTAAGAATATGTACCAAACAATGTGATATATGTTTTGGTTTCTTTGTATATCCACATTTGACTAGATACAGCTTTAGCAGGTTCATGATCATCCATATCAGATTTATTAACCCAACCTGTATCACTAATTGCATCTAGCCAATGCAAATCTTTTTTAAGTTTTTTATACTTAAATTTACTTTTTTGTTTCGTATGCTTTTTCATACAGCTCTGTTACACGTTTAATATAACTATCATCTCTTTTGCTAGAGTCATAATATCTAGGATCATTCATCATAGATTTAAGATCTCCTAAGTCTGGAGTTACAGATACTTGTGTTGGTGTTGTAGGCATAGGACTATCTTTAGTCATCTTCATGATTTCTTCTATTGCTTTTACACCATCAGCTGTTGATGCTATACTTGAAAAAGTATTATAAGCTTCTGGTGATAAATTCTTTTTCGACCACAGCTCAGCAGCTTCAACTCTTTCTTTAGATGAATCTCCTAACTTTTCCATTTCAGCATTTACATCTGGTAAAGTTGCCATTGCATTTGTTACAAAAGCATTAACACCTTCATCAAATTGTTCTTGAGATAAGCCATTCTTCTTAGCTGTATCTTTCCACCATTGTACTATTTCCATATCATCTGATACAGATACATCTACATTTTCTGGAAGTTCTGGAATATTAACTTTATATTCTTCTGGTGTTTTACCTAGTCTTTCTTGTTCCAAATCTTGTCTAACTTGTTTAGACAGATCTTCTGTTCTTGAGCCTAATTTTTTCTCAAGAGCATTATAACTTGAAGCTAAATTTTCTAAATTAACTTCTTTTCTATCAGCATCCCAAAATTTATCTTGTACAAATTCTGGTTTATCGCTTACAGTTTGCTCTTGTGCTTCTGTGGCGATTGGTGCTGTTGCATTATCATCTACCATCTTTTTCTCCTTTTTTTATTCTTGTTTGTATTACAGCTGTTAGAAATCTCATTCCTTCTAAATGAAATAATTTATTACTGTCTATATTAGGACCAGCAACTGCTTCAGTTGTAATTGATTTAATATACTCAAGAATTTTTTTTCCTTCATCACCCTTGAATACACCTGCAAAAGTTTTATTAAGATTACGTTCTTCTTCTTCACTTCTAACGTAACCATCAATAGATTTTGCAGGAATTGGTCTTTTTTCTTTAAGTCCATCCCAGCTCATTATTGTGGTATTTCTCCTTCTTTGGGAGCAGTTTGTAACTGACTAATCTGTTGTACTATTTGTCTTTGTTCTTCTTCATCACGAATAAGTTTTTCAGGCAAATTCATTTTTTCAGCTAGATACTTAGCAGTTTCATTTTGATTAACAATAACATTAATCATTTGTGGGCCAAAAGTACCTGCAATAATTTCATTAAATCTATTTACATCAGAAACATCTTGCATATGTTGAGCTTGAGCTAATGGTGATCTAGCTCCTATTTTAACTTCTCTACCATTAACTTTAGGTAATTCTATTCTACCTTGTTTAGATAATATTCTAATAATTCTTTTTAATAATGGATGTAT